ATCATTGTGTAACTTGGCATTTTTAATCCTATGTCAGCTGATTATATTATATCATGAAAAATAACCAGCTGACACAGTTATTTTCCTACTATGAGGCTTCAGCTATACGCGTTGATAAAAACTCGTATTTACGTTTGAGTTTCGACACTAGGTCTTTATTACCCTTCTTTTTAACCTTGTTTATATATTGTTCTAATTCTGTTAAATCGTTACGTAATCTATCAAGCTGAATTTTACTCATTGTTTCTCCCTGAGTTAGTTACTTTAGAATTAAATTTGGAAATGCCTCCTGTACTAGTTTCTTGGTAATACCTTTTGCTGGCTGTCTTTTGTCAATCATATTGCACAGCAGCTCAGCATCCTTTGGATGAATAGTCTCTAACACATCGATAAAGAGCTTCTCACGACGAAACGCAGGCATCTTCTCACCTGGTCCGCCCTTCACCCAATTCGCGAATTTCTTATTGTGTTTGAGTAGGTTTGATGGGACACTAGATTCATCAGCAGGTTCATATGGTGGTTTACCCTCTGGTAAAAGCCACTGGACTGTATCGTCAAATGTTCCACGTAAAACATCTTTTAATGCCCAGTTATTATCATGTTCCTGGAGAATCTTAATCTTCTCTGCTTTTGTTTTTGCAGCAGAGGCCTTCTCTATAATTTCATGTACACGCCATGTAACTTTATTTACCATAATCTTCTCTTATTCTATCCCGAATAGGATTTCTTTCATTATTACTACACATTTTTTTACAAGTATCTAATCTATTGTCATTTATATCTATAAGATAAAAAAACTCTAACCACTCTTCTGAATACTCAATGTTATCTATATTATCATTACAGTCTATATGAAGTTTTTCTTTAAATAGTTTTTTGTATACTACATGATCTCTATTAAAATTAGTGTCTAACCAACAGCAAGGTAAAATAAAACCGTCTGCAGCAAACGCTCGAGTTCTTCTGTTACTACGACATTTTGGATTTAACAAGGTCACCTCTTGTAGGTTTAAAGGGGTCGTAAGGTTTTTCCCATCTGCTAGAAAGATTTAGTTCAAAAATTATATTATTATCTAATGCCATCTGTTTAGCTTTATCTATGTTCTCTTCATTATATTTAAAAACAATATATTGCCAAATTGTTTTTATATTCATAGAAGCGGCTGTACACATTATATCAAATAATTTTTTCCCATTTTGATTTTTTCTATAGAGATGACTTTGATCAGGTAAGCCATCTATACCAAATACCCATTCAGCATAGGGATTAGATTCAAAACAATTTATATACCAATCTTTGTTTCTATAAGAAGCGGCAGTACTAACACGTGTCAATATTTCATTATTATGTGTTAATTTTAAAAATTCAGGTAAGTTAGGATTCATAGTTACATCAGATATTTGACCACAAAACTCTACATAACAATTATAATAACTTATAATTTTTTTAAATTGATCAATTGTTAATAAATTTCCTCTTACTCTTTTTTTATTATTAAAGTACCATTGTCGTTCACATTTGTGGCATTGTAAACTACATTTGTTACTAGCATCAATTACAATAGATCTAGATCTGTCTATATTGTTAAGTTTAGCTAATAAAGTCTGCGACATCTTCTAACAATCTACGACAGCGCTTATCAATAAGATATTGGTAAACGTTTTTTTTATTTTCCAATTTGTTTTGGCTATTAAACGTATTAATAATTTCTTGTTTTAGATCAGCTGGAGTTGACTCAAGATCGATTAACTTTCTGTTACGCTGAATGTTACGAAGAACATCCTGTCCTTGAGAGGTAGGATCTTGCATAAGTGCTTCCATTACAGGTTTGCGTAATGGGGTCTGCCGTTCACCGTCTACGAACACGTTATCTCCTGATAAAACGTTTGGTACACCATCTGATGTATCACCTTTCAGTATCAACTCAAGCAATTGTTTTCTTGGATGCTCTACTTTTATATATTTCTTTGTCATCGGAGAAAACTGTGACACATTGTTATATTTTTGCAATTGTGCAAAATCTTTGTCTGCAGAGATAATCATAACATCGTCATGGTTACCAAACTCTTGAGTATCCTCTACTAATGCAGCGATTACATCATCAGCCTCACAGCCATCGATCTTGATTGTCTTATATGGAAAGTACTCACCTAGTTCGTCCCATACCATGTTGATGATACGGAAGATCTCATTCCAATCCATTTTAGAATCTTTACGGCCCTTTTTACGCGCGGCCTTATATTGTGGAAATGCTTTGTAACGCCAGTTATTACCGGCATCACCTGCGATGACGACCTCACCAAATTTATCTTTGAACTTAGTTCTATACATACGTATGGAGTTCAAAATCATATGGCGAATCAGATTCTCATCAATATCCAATCTCTGTGTAACGATATTAGAAATCGCGATCCCATTGTAGTCAATAATAATCATAGTAAATCCTATATACTGTCCCTGGCGTAAAGCTCTTTATTATTATACACATTATTTCAGGTAATGTACACAACTATTTTAGGTGTCGTGAATGTATTTTGCACCCAATAAATTCATTGTAGTATTCATCACTGAGTAGTACATTTCTTTCGAATTGTTCTTTAGCCTCATAGTAAGAACATTCACCTTTTGTTCTACAAAGGCGTAATATTTCTCTCTTGAAATTAGAATTTCCCTTAGATTCTACAAGTGTTTGTACTTCCTTACTTGAGCCAAAATACGTGCGCCAGTCGGACTCTACGCGCGTCCTGACACGTCTCTTGCGGCTCTTTGTGATAGGTAAGGTTTTGGGTTTCCAAAAGAATTTCTTGCCAATATACTTCTTTCCAGTATCAAGTTCTGTAATCATATAGACAAAACCCTGATATTCTTCAGGTGTCTCATCATACTCTTTTCCATTATAATGCCACATAAAAAAATAGCCCCTTTCGGAGCTATTTATTCAGTCGTTATCGAACTCTTCGTAGTCTACCGAGAACCCACACATTGGACAATATTGAGGAATCTCTTCTTCGTCAACCACGAGGACTTGTGTTTCTGTTTCACATGCTTCGCATTCAGTCCAATATTCAGTTTCCATGTAATCTCCTTAGAATGTTATTTCGCATGCACCACCTTGACATGCAATTGCTCCCATCGTATCTATATCAGTAAATTCTTTCTGATTCAACTGAGATACAAAATCGATAGGTTGCATGTTCTGTTGGATTTTTGTCCACTTATGCAGTAAGAATACATCCTTCAGGCAATACTCAGCTTCCTTCGTATCTGACATGAAATAGTTTTCAGCAAACTTGTTGAAACGCCGGATCCACTCTTTATTGAGATCTGACATTTCTCCACGATACTGTTCATCCATTTGAGCAATTTGTGTTGCTTCCCATAGATCACGGAATCCTTGCTTACGAGTATCTACAATAAGACCTGATGCAAACAATGCAGCCTTACCATAAGTTGCTACAATCTCATCTTCCGTCTTGACCTCAGTGTTTGGTGCTTGTGCAAAGTCCTTATCACCAGAACCAGCCAAGAAACTAATACCAGCGAAACTATGGCGGTTGTCGTATACATAATCCTCTACCTCTGACCACATATGTGGCATGACAGTTACTGTGTTTGAAACATTGTGACGAAGATCTGGGTTTGCACAAAGCTCTGGATTTGTACCAGCCTCTACCCAGTTGCTTTGTACTAGCTTAACCTTTTCAAGTAGGTTTTTGCCATATAGATCCTCACGGTATAGTGAACCTTCAGGTGACATAATTGGGAATGCCACACAGTAGTCTGTGTTGTTGCTGGACCATACTGATTCCTCTACCATATAAGGATTTGATTCAGCAATAAGTTGTGCAACTTCTGACTCTTTGTTCAGCTGGATATGGCGAAGATAACGAGGGCTGTGCTCAGCATGAATACCGCTAGAAGTTTGTAGTAGTACTGAAGCATTTCCTGAGGGTTTAACACAGGTCGTTCTGGCAGCAGCATTAATTCCAAGAAGTTCGGCGACCTCTTTGTTGACAGCTCTAACAATGTCTGCGCCTTCTCGCTGAATATCTGCATCTAGTAATACCTCCGGGTTATTCATCCATCCTGTTACAGAAACACCTAGAAGTGCTTCACGTTCAAAAATAGCCTTTGTTGTTTCATCCAAATATTTAAAGCTAGTGTATCCAGCTTGTAGTGTACCCATGATGGCACCAGCACGACATGCTTTAAAGAACTCTTCTTTTGATGTGCACTTACCACCGTTGATTTCAGTTAGGTTACATCCTTGCCAACCGGTTACCCCTTCAAGCTGCGGATACATTCCAATTTCAACGCAAGGATTGGTTGTAAAGTCTTTGTCCTCGACGAAGTAAAAACCGGGTTCACCGAACTCTTTGATAGACCCCATAATCTTCTTGAAGTCTTCTCTCGTAATCTCATCTCTAACAATAACAGCACTATTATTAGAGCGACCACGTTGAGGATTATCGATAAACCAATTACCAGTTTTAGCATTAATCATTTCCTCATCATTTGGTGAGAACAAACAAATCGTAGCAGAACGACGTACACCACCTGCAAGAACAGCATCTGCTGCATGCATTGCAATGTCATATACATCAATTGGACGTAGACGTGTTTCACCTTTTAATACACGAGACTGAATCAAATGTTCGATCTTGTCAAGTGATTTACGTAGAGGCTCAGGGCCTGGTGCTTTAAATCCACCATTAATCATTGCCCCCTTTGGACGTACATTGTTTAAATCGAAGTATACTTTACGACCTTCCATCTCTGGGAACTGTCCACCACCTACAAAGTAAGAGGACATAAGAGCACCAAGTGCATCAGCCCAACCTTCAATTGAATCTTCTACGACCCAACCTTTAGCCTGCTTTTTACGTTCTGCAATGTCTGGTAGTTTTGCTACATGGTGATCCTGCACCGAAAATCCTGCACCAGCGCCACAGAGTAGAACATAGAATAGTTCTGAGAAGAAGCGTGGTCTGTCTGCATAAGTTGATGTGCAGTTGTACATTCTCATTTGATGTTTACGTAATTGTTCACCACCAAATTGTAGGGCACGTTGTGCACCCAAAGCGTATTTTAGTTTATATAGTGATTCAGCCTCATCGATTAGTTGGCCTAGCTGTGGAGTCATCTTTTCCTTGTAGTACTCCCTATGCATGTTCATGACTCGGGTTACAGCTTCCTCCCAAGTCTCATATCGTTCTTTTTCGTCGTCCCATCTTGAATAGCCTTCATAAAACTTTGTGTCGGACATAACAGCCCGGAGATCGTAATCTCTATTGTTGGGAACTAGTTTGAGCATTTAATACCTCTTTCGAATAAAAATAGTAATACCGCATAACGCACTTATGCGGACGGGGTCGTTCATATTGTCTTTGATTTTAGGTAGTATTATATATTAAAACGGCTTCCTAGGAAACCCTAAAAAGCCGCGAAATAAAAAAAATATTATTCTTATTTTTCTTCTTTTTCCGGCTCTTCTGTGAGAGCCTCTTCATAGTATACGATGATAGCCTGTTGGTCCTTAACATATCTACGCAATTCTGCAATGCCAAGAGCAAGGTTCTCATATCCTTTTGGTGTGATAGCAAATACGACTGTATTACCTGTCTTACCTTGAATCTCTTTAATCTTTTCTTCAAGGTTTTCTTCTGTAATAACAAACCAATCAACCGGAGGAAATTGTACTGCCTTCGGTCTTTCCTGAATAGGAATGTTTTGTTTCTGGTATTCAGTCGTTACTACTACTTCCGCTTCCGGTGTTCTCCCGCTGCACGCTGTCAGTATCAACGGGCTTATCGCTAGGAGGAGTAGTTTCGTTTTCGATCCGGTTAATAAGCTTTTCAACTGCTGCGTTAACCCTGTCTTCGAGTCCTTGTGCATTTGTCAATGCCTCCATAGTCAAGTCAATTTTAGCAAATACACCTCTTAGTTTATCAAGGTGCTCTTGTGATTGTTGTAATCTTTTAGTAAGATCTTTATTTAGTTGTTCATTCTTTTTCATATCAGCAGCCATAGTGTCGACAGTATTCTGTAGTGTCTCAGCTGCAGATTTTAATTTAACATTATTCTCTCGAAGTGTTCCAATTGTTTCTTGTGACCACATATAGTAAGAGTATCCGCCGTAACCAACGCTACCCAGAATACTCATTAAGAACAACATTAAATATAACTTAGCCATCCATATACTTCCTAAATCGTTTCAGTAATACAGGTGTTTTGTCCTTACGTCTTCTACGATCAGTCATATTAATCTCTTGACCAACACGACGTCTGTATATATG